ATTGTTTAAATACAAAATAATTATCTTGTGCAACCATAGTTCGTATGTATTTTTCTATTTTTGTTTTATTTACGTAGCCTCTAACAAGATAATGATTTTCAATATATATGTCCTTTGTTAAAAACATAAGTTCCGATATTGGTATATAGCCATAAATTATGTCTACAATAATGTTGGGTAATTTATTTATATTTCTAAAAAATGTAAAATTAGATGAAAACACCATATAAATATATGTGAAATTATTTTTAATATTTATTCTTTATGTATTATGCGTTTCACTTTATGTGTTTCACTTTATGCGTTTGTGCTAGTTGTATCACATGGATTTTTCACACCAGATGTAATACCATCCCAAGTTACGCCACATGCAGTTGCCCAAGCATATTTAGAACAGGCACCTGTGCTACCAGTAAAGGGCGTTTTATTAAAATTCATTACACTTTTATCTTCTTTACTTGGCACATTACATGTCCCTAAACGATGACTATTGTAACAGGCTTCGCCATTTCCCGACAAATCAACCCAATAATCGGGACATTCGCCAACGACGGGGGGCCACTGTTCATTTTGACTTGCTTTAAATAATGATATACCTATAACAACTAAAATGACTATCAGCACAACTATTGCAATGGTTAATACTAACATTTGAAAATTCATTTCTATATATAAATGCTTTTAAAAAAAAAGTATCGCAAAATAAAAATACTTTGCAAAAATAAAATGCTTAAATATAACCCTATTATTTATCTAATGTTTATTAAACTAAATTGTAAAACAAGTGCATGTGGATGTTGCAATAAATGTAAATGTGATAGGAGATGTTTTGAATGCAACACTGCTAATAATTTTAGCCCACCAGGATGTACTGAAAATTTGATGGACATATCGAACGTAAGAAATAAATATGTTTGCCTAAGTTGTAAACACATATGGAAATCATCAGTCTCAAAATATATTTGTTATGGTAATTATGATGAATTAGATAGACACAATATATCAACTTATGATAAACAACGTAATTGGTCTGACAGAGTTGAGTTAATTCACTCTTATTTGAACGTATATCGCAACAAAATTTCCAAATGTCCAAAATGTAAATTATCGGGGTTGTTAGTTGGACGAAACTTTAGACATTGTAAACTAACAAAGAATGGGACGAATTAAACCGCAAAGTTAAAAATAATGAAATAAATTTACAAACCGATTTTCACGATTATCCGAAATATAACCCGTAAATTTTTCAACTATTTTTTTATAAATGTATTATAATATGAATAGTTATCAGAGTTCTAATGGTCGTGTGAATATAATAAATAAAACACAAGCCCCCGATATTAGTCAATTATTTGCAATATACGATAAAATACCAGCAAACCAATGTGTTACCTATAGAGAAGCCACTATAGGTCAATGGGACGAAACACCCTTATCTAAAGCTTATTTTTCTACAGAAAACATAAACATAATTCAAAACGGTATTCGAGCTGGTGTATATTACAAATCAAATAAACAATATGTTGTCGCACCACAAGATTGTGAATCGTTGAAAATTGTTATGCGTAGTGTATTTTTACAGCATACTACTAATCAGCCTCAAAATATAGCCGGTCAAATAGAGCAACTTAATAAAATTGTGTTGGACTATTGTATTTTTCACGTTTATTCCGAAGCACAAGGATATATGAAATATTTACAAGATGTTAGTACATTAGCGGTACCAATGGCTAATCCAATGATTGAATCTCAGCGTGATAAAAATAACCATTTAATGCCTAAATGGTTTTAAAAAAAAGAAATAATTTGTTAGTTTTAGTGTCTTACTAACTAACAAATTAAGAATATGAATTTATTTCGATTTCCTACTACTCTTTATCCACAGTTATGGGGTACGACAATTAAATATGTTAATACGGAACCGCGAAAACCTAGAGTACATCATCTTAAGCCAAAAAAAATTCGTCATAGAACTCATATCGTGCCGGATAATGAAGACAGGTGCATTGCTATTACACAAACTGGCGAACAATGTAAATTATACAAAAAGAAAAAGAACTATGAAGGACATTATTGTGTAGTGCATAGTAAAATTCATGATGAAGTCCCAATCCATGTACCTGTATCAAAACCAGAGCCAGACCCAGAGCCCGATAGGACAAATGGTGCACGATGCTTTTCGCTGTGGTGGTGGTAAACGCATAGATGGTGAAGTGGAGAGGGATACTGATCCAACATTTTAACTAAAGTTTTATCATTTTATCATTAACTAAAAAATTGAATAACTTTTTTGTTAGTTACATGAACTAACAAAAACAAAATGCAATCCAACAGATTTATTAATTTAGATGAACCTGAAGAAGATATTGTGTTTACTTCTTCAAATCCTATTAAAAAAGCTTTAAAAAAGCTGCGGGAAATTCAAGCATTAGAACATAAAGAGAGTTTGTCACACGAAGAACAAATAAAAGTATCCGAAAAATCTAAATGGGAGACATATCTTCCTGGATATGAACCCAAGTCAACCTTTACCAATACATCGGCTACTAAAAAACCTAAACCCAATAAAACCAAAGATGATATTGAAAGACGTAAACGAGCCATCCAACACAGGCACGAGTTACGAGATGAAGCCAGACGTAATGAATTTAGACTTCTTGAACTGGAAAAAATACAAGAAATAGAAACGCAATCGGAACATTATAGACAGCATAAATCAAGAACAACCAAAGACTTAGAAAAAGAATGGACTTTCTCATTAACCCATATTTATAATAATGATGTATTAAGAGCATTTCGGTTTATGTCTATCAAATATCACCCAGATAAATGTGATGGACATAATGATGCGTTACAAAAACATTTAGGATATTTGCGAGACAAATCTTTGTAATTAAGTATTTCTTATTTTTCTCATTATTATTTTATCATAGTATACTATTATGCCGAAATATTACTTTGGAAAATCTATTAACCGGATTGCACGTACTCAAGGTAGCAGTTCAAATTATGCGTTAACTCATACCAACCAAAACACATATCCAAACAAAAATGGTATATATAATTATATTAAGACACCAAAAACTACAACTGCACAACCTCCACCACCTGATCTACATCATTAAACAATTTCTACCAACTTGGTTACCGGTCCGCCTCCTGCCAATGCTAACGTCTTTTGACCAGCCACACTCTTTTTAACCATTTTCTTTGACCCACCTGCTACTTTAGTCACCCCCTTCGTCTTTGTCTTTGACACTTCACCTATTTGCGATTGGTCTCGTTCTTGTTGATATGCACGATATTCAATCTCTAGAAGTTCTAATTCCGACAACCACATTTGTTCAATAGTAGTTGTCTTTACACGTTCCAATTCCGCAACTTTGCGTTCATGTTCTTCAACTAGTTTCTCCACATTTTCTTCCGATACTGAATCCATAGGCATTCTTACCAAATAACGGAACTCATTATCTTCATCTATCGTATCATAATCATGCTCAATGAGCATATCTATGATTTCTTGCTTCTTTTTCTTTCTTAAATCAATCGTTCCCTCCAATACTTCCATAATATATTTCGCCTTGTTTGACAATATCATAATCTCTACTTCCAATGCATCGATTATGTACTCTTTTCTATCAGCATAATGGTCTATGCGAATTTCATAATAATCGTCAATTATTTCCTCCACCGTATCATATTTGACTAATTTATCATTTTCATCAAACAAATTCATGTTGGTTGTTGTGTTGGTAGAATATAGTTTCAATGCTTTTTCCAATCCATTGCAACCATAATCGCATACGATTGCCTCAAGTTCTTCTACCTTCCCCTTACCAAATGTAATCACGAATTCTATCGTAGTATCCGTATAATTTTCGAACACATCTTTTACTACAGGAATAATTTTCTTTCCTTCGGCATCTTTGTCATTTTGTAATTCGCATAACAATTCCTTGAAATTTTCTGTCCAATATCCAACAGGCAATTCAGTTACTCTAATTTTATCCGTATCTATTTTTTCATATCTACCTTTGAATACGAATTTTTTATCACCAACTTTCTCCGTTGTACCCGTAAAGCCATTATAATACGGGATGAATTCTATTTTGTCTTTTACTTCGCTTAAACCCGATAATTTATTTTTTAAATAGGCAATAATATCAATCGGATTATAACACATGATTTCCGTACTAAACCCTGTTCCAATACCCTTAGAACCATTGACCAATACCATTGGAATAATAGGCACATAAAATTGGGGTTCAACAGAAGTGCCGTCGTCATCCAAATAGTTTAATATGCGGTCATCTTGTTCTGGGAAGATACATCGGGTAATTCGTTCGAGACGGGTGAATATGTATCTGGGACTAGACGCATCTTGTCCGCCCTTAATTCTTGACCCAAATTGTCCAGATGGATACAACAAATTAATATTGTTTGTCCCCACAAAGTTTTGCGCCATTCCAACAATCGCCTTATTCAAACTTTCTTCACCATGATGATATCCTGAATGTTCCGATACATAGCCAGTTAATTGCGCCACCCTTATTTCACTAGTTAGTCGCCGTTTAAATACACCATACAATATTTTTCGCAAACTCGTTTTCAGACCATCTACCATATTGGGAATACTGCGTTCGCAATCGTATTTCGAGAAATGTATGAATTCATTATTGATAAAGTCTTCATATTCAATCATTTCTTTGCTAGTATCCAGAAAACTGTTTCTATTGTATATCGTTTCTAACCAATTTTTTCTATCATTGGATCTTTTCTTATTAAATACCATATCAATTGCATTATCGCTTACTTCCCCCGTGTGTTCGAACCCAACAAATTTTTTCTCTTTGAAATATTCTTTCCATTCCGTCTTGGTTGATGTACCCAACCCCTTGTAATATTTAATTGACCACCCCTTGCTATCATTGTCATTCTTCCAGGCATCATATTGCCCCTTATTGTAAAACTTTAATTCTTGGTTACTTTTTCTTGCTTTCAATATAGGTGTATTCATAAATCCAATAAAGCCAGGAATTCTGGTTAAGCTTGTCCAATTACAATGGAACAAATTAGTGCATAATCCTTTAATATGTGTTCCATCTAAATCTTGGTCGGTCGCAAATACCACTTTACTATAACGCAACGATTTATGAACATCTTCTATGGTTTTGTATTCCTTTCCAGTTTCCAAACCCAATATCTTCTTAATTTCGGAAATCTCTTTATTTTCAAATACTTTTGTAATGGATTCGCCTCGCACATTCATCAGTTTACCTCTAAGTGGGTAGACACCAATGATATTTCTATCTTCCGAAGATAGCCCAGAAATGACACCGGTTTTTGCCGAATCTCCCTCACAAAAGATAAGCATACATTGACTTGATTTGTCGGTTCCAGCCCAATTAGCATCATCTAATTTGGGAATACCCCGAATAGTTTTACTCTTAGTCCCATCGGATTTCTTTACTGCTTTGGTTTCTTTTATTTCGGTGATTGCGCAAGCAGCATCCATTACACCCATCTTCGCCACCTTTTCGATAAATTTGTCGCTTACGACACAAGTCGACCCAAATTTTGACATAGGTGTATTCATAAAATCCTTGGTTTGACTATCGAACGCCGGATTTTCTATATCACACCGCAAGAACAATATTAATTGTTCCTTGATAGAATTTGGGTTCACCTTCACCTTCTTTTTCTTTTCAATAAATTCCGCCAATTTTCTCGTAATTTGATTAAGCACATATTCCACATGTTTCCCACCCTTGGACGTATATATGCCATTGACGAAAGATACTTGAACAAATTCATTGCTTGGGGTCAATGCAACCGCATATTCCCAACGCTCATTATCCTGTTCATATACTCTAGGCGATGTGGTTTTGTCGCCGATATATAAATTAATATATTGTTCAAAGTTTTTGGTGGGAATAATGGACGAATTATACTTCACCTTGATTGTTTTATCGGTTACCGCCGAAATATCATACACACGTTTTTTCAATAGGGCAATCATGTCTGGTGTCAATGGATTTACACCATCAATCATAGTTAATCCAAATCGCGTATAATCGGGCTTAAATGTGATTTTCGTATATGGTTTCACTTTACTCGCCTTGGTGATTTTGGGGGGACAAATAACGCTCAAATTGTCTTTAAATTCTTGAAAATATCGTAATCCACGAATATGGTCAACGGTTTCAACGGAACCATAGGTAGACCAAATCAACACCAATTTAAATCCAAATCCATTTTTCCCGCCTACAATTTTCTTTTCTTCTTTATTGTAATTGGTTGATGTTCTCAAATGACCAAATATCAATTCGGGAACCCATGTTTTGTATTCGGGATGTTGAACTACATCAATCCCGTTACCATCATTAATCATAACAATAGTACCATCGTCTTGAATTGCAACATCAATAAAAGTAACAGGTAAGGTATTATTCACATTTTCGTTCACTTTTGATAACATTCGGACTACATGGTCTCGGCAATTTACAATACCTTCGTCAAATAATTTAAATAATCCCGGAATATAGGTAATATATTTCTCGATAATTTTGTCGCTAGTCTCATTCATAATCCACATAAGCGCTTGTATAAGTTCAACGGAACTAATATATGTATCTGGATTATCCAATACATGTTGTAGATCCGTCTTTTGTTGGACATTGAAATATAACTCGTTATTGTCTGTAGCACTCATAGTATTCTATATGTACATTGTCATAGTCTATTTATATCGTTTCAATTTTTTATTTATACCTTAGTCATTACTTATACAAGGTCATTACTTATACAAGGTCATTACTTATACATATGTTTGTCTATAGATACCCGCTTAGCCACATTGCTTATTATTTTACTTATATTTTTATTGCTTTCTTCGGCGGAAGACCCTGACATAGCGTTACTAACAATTTTTAAATATAAATTGTTTTTCTTGGAATCCGCATTAGTGCAATCGGGATGTTCATTTCGCCATTCAGATATATTTTTGATGTTTTCATTCGCAATAACTTTTATTGCACGTGTTAGTATAGGTTTATCGTCTTCTTCTTTAGTCCATTCGTTGTTATTTTTGATATAAATGACTTCTCTTTTTTGGTCAGAACAATGAATAGGTCTATTATGAATATTCAACGATTTTAAGTTATTGATTATTATGTTGGAAACACCTTCGACATAACCAAGTCTGCCAGTGGCTTCTAAATCAGCCAATTGTGGTTTAATGGAACTAACAAATTCGTTGATATTCATCGCATCTTTACATGTTTCGTTTAAGAAAAATTGTAAATTAAAGGTTTTGTTATGAGAATGCGTATTGTTATGGGAATGATTGGTGTTGTTAGTTCCGTTTTTTATAACATCCATTAGTTGGCTGTTTTGTTTAACTAACATAGTAATAAGTTCCTTATCGGATATCACGCTTTCTTTGATGGTCGCATTATCGGTTTCATTATCGTTGTCAAATTTGTCAATATCGCTTATGTTGTTAGTTGCATGATGCTTTTTGGTGTGTCGCCATAACCCTGAATTATCTTTATATTTGTTACCACATAACATACAGCAAAATGGGGTTGCTGATTTTTGCTGAATTTTATTGACAAATATTGATTTTTGATGTTTTCTAGACAATAAATGGTCGTTATAATTACTTTTTCTGCTCGTAGTATAGTCACAAACATCGCAATGATATTGATTGCTGATTTTTTGCTGATTTTCATTGACAAACATTGATTATATATTGACTAAATAAAATATGCTTAAATTATTTTTTCTGAAAATATATAAAAATTATCGTAACAAACATTTTAATTGAAAATCCAAAATGAGAGCATTATGGTCACAAGGTGCAAGTTGGCGAGTTTTTTCGGGAAAGTATTTTGACTTTTCATTTTTGGACATTTTTAAAAATGTCCATTTTCAAAAACCAAATTCACTTTTAGGTTTTGATTTTTCGATCGCCGAAATAATATATATTTGGAAACTACTTAAAGAAGGGGGTCGCCCAAAAATAATATATATAGCATTATTTATAACAACCAAATGGAACGCGACAACGACAATGCCAATAACGAAGCGGTAACCGACGATGATGTAAATGTATTAAGTGGCGACAATAAAGTGGGCGTTGAGATAACCCCTGATTTGAAAAATATTCGTGTGCAAATCTGTTCCTGTTCGGTTATATTGAATTGTTTTACGAGACCTTATGCAAAATGAAATGCTTATGCAAAATGAAATGCTTATGCAAAATGAAATGCTTATGCAAAATGAAATGCTTATGCAAAATGAAATGAAATGAAATAATATAATATATTATTCTATTATATGACTAGATACAATAACAATCGGTTTACACCTGGAAACAAAGGTAACCTACGTATAATTTTAAATAAGGTACTGCTTAGTCAAAATTATAACTCTACTAAGGACATATTATGCGGATGTATTCAACAACGCGTAAATGAAATCAAACAAGGCTGGAATGACCCTTCTCAACCAGAAAATATTCGCATAGCACAAACTATTACTAGTACTTTAGGAGGGAGAATTGTCTTCGGCAATTTTAATAATCCGGTTGCGTTAAATCATCTGGGAGACTGGGAAGGGCAACCAGGGGGGATGCGTAGACCATTACGAAACAAATTCTAATTATTATTTAGTCAAATTACTTTTTTCTTTCATTATGTTATAATGACTTCTCAAACAGTTGGTTCTCGTCGTCAAGTTTGGAATGGAACTGCTAAAAAAACATCAGGTGGGCTTACCAAATCAGACCTTATTATGTCACACGGACACATCGTGTCTAAATCAAAACATTTTAGCGCTAAAAAAGAGATGCGATTATTGAAATATGGATATGGAACCAAAAAAGGCAAATTTGGTTATGTAAAACTCGGAACTAAGAGACACCGTAAAGGTCACAAAATGAAGGGTGGTCACGTGAATATTGGGCAAGCCTTGTCGCCTAATGGAACCGATGGACAAGGAATTACGGATTATGACCATTATGGTTCAGTTGGAGTCCAAGAAATGGCATCAATGGCTGGTGGTCGTAGTCGTAGACGTTCTCGTAGTCGTAGCCGTGGTATGGCAGGTGGCTCTGCAATAGCCGATACTGCGGCAGCCGTTGGCGACTTTTCTCTTACTGGAGGCAAACGACGCAGACGAAAAATGCGTGGTGGAACTACCAGTATACGCGCACCATTGTCACCTTCCGACTACTCTACAGGCGTTCAAATACGGGCAGGAAATGGCAATTAAAGTTGCTCGACTATTGTAGCCATTCTGAACTAACAAATTTATCAAACTTTATAAACTCACTTAATTGATTTGTTACACTTTTTTCAAAAAACTGTTTCGATACTATTAAATAAGGTCTTTGTTCCACTAATGATTTGGCATTCACATAATTTTTATAAGACTGATATAATTCGTCAAAACTAATTATATCTACACAGGTTTGCGTATTCGTTTTATAGGACTGCAAAAATTCCTGAACATCGTCCGTTTTGGAACACAAATTGCATCGTATATTGTAAATATATTTGTTATCAATTATTTCCACTTGAGGCGAATAAAAGTGACATATCATTTTTATCATATTCATATCTGTTAGTTGTGATAGTTTCTTATCATATATTTTACATAATGTCAATAATTCGTCCACTTCATATTCATCATCCACAGAACTATCGGTTGTAATCACAATATGTTTATCCCAAAAAGACAGAAACAAACTAACATCGGGTAAATATTTACTAGTAACATTGGTAAACACAATTGTGCCCAACTCATTTGTATGTGCCATTTTATTTGTCAATAATTCCTGCAGTTGTTGCGAATAAATCATATTGGGTATATTTAAACTCGCTATGTGTAATTTCCATATGTAATGCATATTTTTCCAACTTATGTTTGTATCCGAAGTAGTATTTGTGTCAATACATTGGTCTATAAAATTCTCCACAATAGCCTGTGTGGAATTTTGAACAAAATAGGCTATGTTATTTTTAATATCTATGTCTATTTTCGTATTTAAATAATTATCGGAATTTTCATATCTATCGGAATAATGTGTCGCCACACAACACAAATCTATACCAATATTGTTAAGCACATCCTTAACCATATCGATTGACAATATGTTGGTCGTTTTAATTAAACGATACAAATGCAACTTATGATTGTCGTGAAATTTGGTAATGAAATTACTCAATATAGAGGTGCCCGCAGTAACATAAACAATAGCATCTATTAATGTTATTATTTTTTTCAGATTGGGACTTATAAAATACAATAAATTATCCACATTTTTTTTCAAAATGCAATCGCCTAAAAGCGTTAAAAAATATTTGGCTTCCGATTTCGTTTGAAACATGGTCTGAAAAAATCCAAGAACATTTTGGATAGTATACGTTTCAGGTGTAGATTTAAATAATAGTCGGTCTTTGATTTTCTTAATGATATTTTGCTTTGTTTTATGTTTCCATTGTATCAATTTACCTTCGTCGGTAATCGTAGATAACAAACGATAATGTATGTCGTCATCTTTTGCGATTTTATATGTTTTTCCATCATATTCGTAATATAAACTGTTAAACGGCATATAAAAATATTGGTGTTTGCTTAAAAATACCTTATAAAAATTATCCTGTTCGAGTGTTAGTTCGTTAAAGCGTGTTACACGCTGTTCATGACGTTTGCATTCTTGTTCTAATATATTCGGTAAATTACTTAAATGGGTGTCTAAACGTTGCATCATATATTGGTTATCTTTATATTTGGTTTGCAGTTCATTCACCATTTCAATGACGGCTGGGTTTATTTCTTCCATTAACCATAATATGTCGCGTTGTCTTTAAATGGTTTTATAATATATATTGGCAACCCACTTAAACTATGTGATAATATAATTAATGGACATTTTTATGATTTGTATAGTTATTGGCACGGGCATAATGGTTGTTGATATAGCGCATTCTATTATATCAGGGCGTCGTCGCGGTCCAGCAATGGGTGGAGGCGGTAGCATGCAACTGTATTTTCATGGCGATGAGCATGTAAGAAGTAATATAGCAAAATAACTTAAAAACTAGATGACCTTTATTATTACTACTATAATGGATTTATTATCTATAGCTGTTGCTGGATTGGCATATTTAATTGGAAGAAATTATGCGTGCTTAGAAAGAGACCACTTGAGAAAAGCATTTGAAGAAGTAGTTGAACAGGTTAAGACGAATGCTAATGCCGTAACGACTAACAGCTCTATCTACCCAATAACACGCGCACCACTAATATAATGTATAAGCATTAATATTTAATAATGAATATTGTCTAATTATAAATATTTTGCACATAAGTATTTAAAGATTTATGATTAAAAATATCTATAATGTCCCAATTCAACATAAACACCACGTCCACTAACAATAATGTATTAACTATTAAAACCGTACAAATTGCACCATTTCGCACCTTAATGACCGCACTTAAAGATATTCTATTAGAAACGAACATTTATTTTCAACCTGATGGAATGAGAATTATCAATATGGATAAATCACACACCATTTTGGTGCACTTATATTTGCCCGCAGTTAAGTTTGAATTTTACGAATGCAAAAAAGAAAAAATTATTATTGGTGTCAATATGTTTCATTTGTTCAAACTAATCAACACTATCGATAACGACGATACGCTAACTATGTATATTGAAAACAGCGATTACAGCGAAGGCATTGTCTCGCATTTAGCGCTTCGTTTTGATAATGGAAATATTAAACAATGCAAAACGCAAAAACTGAAATTGATTGAACCCGAACAGGATGAATTAGACGTCCCTGATGTCACCTTTTCGTCTATCATTAATTTACCTTCTGCGGATTTCCAAAAGATAATACGCGATTTATCAGCTATTTCAGAGAAAGTTGAAATCAAATCGGTAGGCAATGAATTGATATTTAAATGTCAGGGACAATTTGCGTCCGCCGAAATTCATCGGGCAGAAGCAGATGAATCGATGAAATTCATATCGAAACAAGATTCGTCAAAAGTCATTCAAGGCGAATTTTCGTTGAAGAATTTAAGTTATTTTATTAAATGCACCAATTTATGCACACAAATTGAAATACTTTTGGAAAATGATTTACCGCTAGTTGTTAATTATAATGTGGCTAGTTTGGGTCAAATTACCTTAGCGGTTGTGCCTTTACCTTCTAATTAATTAATATACTTTTAAGAAAAGTATAGCAAAATGTACTTAAATTTTTAAGAAAAGTATAGCAAAATATAGCATAATTTACTTAAATTTAAGACAAGTATAACATATACATATTTTAAACGTATAATGACACGTATACTTATTTTTCATTATTTTTGCTATACTTTTTTTAAAAAGTATATAATATATGGCATTTACAAGATTTCACGACGATGACTTAAGAATACAAATACAACTTCAACAACAAACCGACGTTGAACGATGGTATTTAGATGTGCCAGGGAATGGTGTTAATCCCTGCTTCATGCTAGACCCACAAATTATTCCACAAAAATGGGGAGGCAATTTATGGACAAATTCTATAGACATTCAAAGTTCTCTTTTAGGAATAGATAAACAATTATCCAGGGATTGCATTGATCAGGCAAAATTCAAACGGCAAACTGTGTATTCTTCGCCAATAGATTATCCTATATGTGATACCTTTTTAACAACGGAACAATCTAGAGCTATTATGCCCGCTTGGACTGCCAGGGATTTACCTCAAAATCACGCATATATTTTACCAAATAATCCCCAATTACATACAGAAATGTCTTTTAAAAATAATACAAGCACACGAATTTTAGAAAAGGATGGCTTTACGCGAACATTCCAGTGCATACCAGAGAACAATCAATTGTACACTGTTCCATCCGATTCATACGCCGTTCATAATAATAGCATAGGCACTGGTATTTGCCATAATGATTGTGTCAAATTAAGCAAAATTAGGTAATTGATATTTTATGTTAACTTACTTTTTTTTAATACTATATATATAATATGGAATTAGCTATACCATTAGTTGCATTGGGAGGAATGTATCTTATATCTAATCAACCTAAAGGATATAATAAACCTAAACCCCAAGAAAATTTCAATAACATGGGCATTAGAACCAATTTACAAACATCAGGTAATGAATATTTGCCAAATACACACGAACCCCCACAAAATTATCCCATAATGAATAATAAAGAACTCGTGGACACTGTGCAAGAATATCCCAATCCAAATAAGGCTACCGATAAATATTTCAATCAAAACGTATATGAACTAAACGAAAGAAATGGCAAAAAAGTCGGAAACAACATACCCGAAGTATATTCCTTAACGGGTAACTATATGAATACCGAAATGTTTACGCATAATAATATGGTACCATTCAATGGAGGCAAACCAAAAGGACAAATTTACAATAATAATAACGCAGAAACCATATTAGACAATTATGTAGGCAATGGTTCTCAAGTTATTAAAAAAACAGAACAAGCGCCATTATTTAAACCACAAGATAATGTTCAATGGACATATGGTACGCCGAGTATGAGCGATTTTTATCAATCACGACAAAATCCTGTAAATAGAAACAATATGGTTAAACCTTTTGAATCTATTCGTGTGGGTCCTGGATTAGATAAAGGCTATACGGCTGACGGCAGTCATGGTTTCAATGCTGGAATGGAATCACGTGATAAATGGTTACCAAAAACTGTTGATGAACTTCGCGTTGCGACCAATCCAAAACAAGAATACGACTTAAATGGTCTTCAGGGACCCGCGCAAAGCCATGTGACCAATGTGGGTATTGAAGGCAAAATGGAAAAATATAGACCTGATACATTTTTCATTAATACGCAAGACCGTTGGCTGACCACAACTGGTGCCGAAAAGGCGGGACAATTAGTTCCCGAGCACATTGTGAAACCATCAACCAGAAATGAAACGACAACCTACCAACATGGTGCGCCTACCGCTGTCATAAAAACGGCGGGATATGCGCCTACACAACACGAAGAGAGCAAACGAACACAATTAGAGGGATTTGATGTGGGTCATTCAGTTGGGACAAGAATTGCACCACTACAGCATCAAGCTGTTGAAAATTGTCATAATAGTCATACCAATTATGAAAACAATCGGTCTGTGTCAAAGCAACCACATACATTTGGCTCGGGATTTTCAAGAGCCGTTGGTGCCGCAATGGCACCTATAATGGATATATTAAAACCTTCTAGGAAAGAAGAGCATTCGTGTAATATTCGATTATATGGAAATGTTGCGGGAGAAGTGCCTGGTAACTATGTTATTACCCCGGGGGATAATTTGGCTCCCACTATCAAAGAAACGACACTGTATCAACCAAATGGCTACATAAATAGCCAGACTGAGAATGCGGGATATTTGGTTAATGCCCAGCAACCAATTGCAAACCAACGTGATACAGTTAATCACGACCAATTTATGGGTGCGACATCTAAAACAGGAAATCGTCAATATGACGCTGTTTATAGACAAACTAACAACGAAACAAAAGAAAAATCGTTGGCTGGAAGAGTAAACCAGGGGAATGCGAAAAATTTTAATTCTAGCATTAATATGTCTATGTCGCGATTGGATAGCGATAGAGAGAATAATAGATTATGGGCACCCCAAGCGGTTATCCCAAGCGGTCCATCTAAGCAAACATATGGTAGAACAGCACAAACCCCGCAAGATTATAACGCAATTACCAATGATAGAATAAATCCGGATATTTTAGAAAGCATTAAAAACAATCCATTTGTATTTTCTTTTTCTAGTGTTGCATAAGTATTTTATATCCACATATATTAATATAAAATATGGCTGAAACCAGATGGTTGCAATATATAATTAATAATCTTTATTTTTCCTCTGAGGCTGATCCTGACTTTCGTCTACAGGTAGACTGGAATTGGGAATTTATAAGCGCTAATCCTAATGTAGAGTGGGATGATGTTGTAGCTAATCCTACTATGCCTTGGAACTGGGCAGGTTTAAGTATTAATCCAAATATTACTTGGGATATTGTAACAGCAAATCCCGATAAACCTTGGGACTACCATTCTTTAAGCATTAATCCAAATATTACTTGGGATATTGTAAATGAGAACCGAGATAAACCTTGGGACTTGGAAGCTTTAAGTGCAAATCCAAACATTACTTGGGACATTATTGTCCAAAATGATTTGGACCCCGAATTGTTTTGTAAAAATCCGAATATCGCAGCAGACATTGATACGACAAAGCCCGATGACATTCTTACCAAGCTAACTATACCGAACTACGACTGTCTGAATGAAAATATGAGCATAACTTGGGATATTGTAACAGCAAATCCAGGTATACGTTGGGACTACAAATTGTTAAGTGCAAATCCAAATATTACTTTGGATATAGTTCTAACCAATCCAGATAAGCCATGGGATTATGTGTCGTTGAGTAAAAATCGAAACATTACTTGGGAAATCGTAAAACAAAATCGTGATATACCTTGGTGTTACACAACGCTTGTAGAAAATCCAAACTTCACTTGGGAACTATTTCGAGATACAAAAACGGAAGAATTATTTGATGTTTATAATGATCGTGGCACTAATCCACATGCAACATGGGAGAGATTTATAAAGTACACAATATCGCCATTCTTGTATCGGAAATTTAGTAAGAACCCAAATGTTACTTGGGAAATAGTTAATCAAGAGCCGTATCATCCTTGGGATCATAATGCTTTATCAAAGAATAAAATGACAAAAGATCCTTTTTATCCTACTAGGGGTTTGGTTACGGGTTTAAAAGGCGGTATAAAACGCAATAGACGTATAAGTAGAAGACGCTCTAACAAACACATAAGTAGACGTAACAAACGTGGTAACCATAGAAGACGCATAAGTAGGAGACGCTTTAACAAACGTAGTAGCCGTAAAACAACCAGATAAGTATTATAATATTATGCGCCTATTTTTATTTAAATAGTAAATAGATATAAACAATATAATTAAATGTCTCTATCTATTCATACTAACATAATCGAGAAATTAAATTACTTTATTTCGATGCATAAAATACCGAATATTATTTTTAATGGTCCTAGCGGGTCAGGTAAAAGCACCATAGTAAACGACTTTATTTCATCTATTTATAATGACAACAAAGAAAAAATAAAAGATTTGGTAATGTATGTAAATTGCGCACATGGAAAGGGCATTAAATTTATTAGAGACGAATTAAAGTTCTTTGCGAAAACTCATATACATTCCAATGGGGGAGACACATTTAAAAGTATTGTGTTATTTAATGGCGATAAACTAACAATGGACGCACAATCCGCATTACGAAGGTGTATAGAGTTATTCAGTCATAATACACGTTTTTTTATAATTGTCGAAGATAAATATAAGTTATTGAAACCTATATTATCGCGCTTTTGCGAAATATACATATCCGAACCGGAATTTAAAGGCAACCCTATAAATTTATATAAATACAACCTTGATGAAACTTTTAAACTAACAAATATGAAAAATCAACGGGCTGAATGGCTGAAAAAGGAAATACAAAAATCTATACATCCAGCCATAAGTATGGAAGAATTGCAACTCTTTGTAACCAAATTATACGAAAAGGCATATAGTGCTTTGGATATTATAAAACTAATTGAAGACGAATATTTTGTGTTGGAACAAGAAAAGCGATATGAATTGTTGTTGGCATTTAATAAAATAAGAAAGGAATTTAGAAATGAAAAACTATTATTGATGTTTATTATAAATTTTACCTTTGTTGACGACAAAATGTGCTTGGAAAATATGACGTTTATTTAATACCTTTAAGAAAGGTATTGCCAAATGTACCTTTTTTACACCTTTTCTTTTCTTGTTTAAAACTCCCATTTAAATAAATTTATTATATATAATAAATGTTTTTTTGTATTATTGTAGCAAGATATAATGAAAACGTAGAATGGACAAAACAATTCCCAAATGTAATAATTTATAACAAGGGAAGTAAATTAGATAATAATTACAATGAGGTTTTTTTGAATAATGTAGGTAGAGAAGGTCATACATATTATAAATACATTTGTGATAACTATGAAAAATTAGCAGAATATACTATTTTTTTACAAGGAAGCCCATTTGACCATTCACCAAATATAATTTCTAATTTAACTAAATATATTAATAATGAAGAATTGAGTATTGATTTTGAATTCTTAAGCGAACAAATTTATCATTCTTCTTTAGATTTAGAATGTAGAAGATACTGGCAATGTAAAAATATACACAAAAATTGGGAGCGAGTATTTGGTGTAAATATTGATAATCAAGAATGTGTATTTGGTGCCGGAGCACAATTTATAGTTTCAAAAAAAAAAATATTAAAAAATACAAAAGAATTTTACGAAAATATTATGAAAATGTTAGATTACGATATTGACCCATTAGAAGGTTATGATATTGAAAGATTTCATAAATATATATTTATTTAAATGGGCGTTTTAAATGAGAAAAGGTGTAAACGTACATAATGAGTTAAAACAATGAAAATATTTCGTTGGTGTAATACAATATGGACGATTTTAATGTTAGTTCGTTGCACGAATCAAAGAACGAGTGGGGCGCGCGTTTATTGACCATATTAACCCCGCTTTTCATCGAGGGATTTAGGTCTATATTTGACGAATCCTATAAATTATGTAAAGACAACAAAGAAACCGACAAATACTTAATGACGTTTCAAAATTTCATCACGCGAATTCCCAAGTGGAATGCCGCCATTATCGAAACCGAACGCAAACGCATCGTTGAAAAAAGTGGTTGTTCTTATTTAGAAGAATTGGTTACATGTATTCATATAATTCAATTAAAACTATTAACGGCAATGCGTGTTGGGCATAAACAGAAGAAAATAGATATCAATATACCTAAACTCGATGATTTTATTCATAAATGTTATATTAATGTAGCCAGAAAGGTGTATAAAAATGTATATTTATTCGAATTGAATTGTCCCCCGTTGCAAATACAAAAATATGGTAGAGAATTAGAAACCATTGTGCAAGAATGTATATTAAATGCGGTAAGAGATAGTATACCAGTCGAGCAAATATTGAAAGCCTATATGGATGAAACTATTGAGGAAGATGTTGTTGAAGAAATCCAAGAACAAATAATTAGTCCACCACCTGTGGTAGAAAAACAACCCATATTTGAAGGAGTCGGAGGAAAAGAAGGAAATGTTAGTTTGAAATTCAACGACATTGATGCGGTGATGACAACCAATGGAACCGAAGAATTGGTAACAGCCCCCAAATCAATAGAAAAATTAGAAGAAATAAGTGTGTTGCGAAACAGGCAACGAAAAATGGAAGAAGATGCGGATGATGAAATACTTAAAATATCGAATGAAGAAGTATCTTTAGATACATTGGGCATGCAAACATTAAATCCCCCGGATATTAATTTAGACAATTCATTTTTGTTAGACGATATTGAAGTTTTAGGTTAAATTCATTGCGTTATATTACGTTTAAAAATCTAAAAATATATTTTACTATGAATAATATATTTTTAGTAGCTGGTGTCATATCTTGCATATACTTTGTCGGTAAATTTTTGGAAATGCGATATATAGATAACGAACCTAAACCATTAAAGATATTAGTTAGGGACACTTTGTTAGTTTATGTGAGTATAGTTTGTGGAAATTTTATAATAAATCAATTGGAACCCGTGATTAATGATGTTGCCGTTCAGGAAGTCCCATTAGCATTTACAGATAATCCACCGTTTTAGGCATCTTCTGGTTACCGTCCAGTCCATACTTTTACAAAAGGGTGTATAAGATGTTTATTCTTTATGTCGCTGTTATAATCATCATATGTATAATTAAACGCGCGTGTTGCTTTCACTATATCGCCAAATAAGGATTTTATTTTTACTAATTGTGGATATTCGACGCAAAATAGTAAACCCATAACGCGTTCTAATGCACATCTATCGGGTCTATTATGTATAGCATTTATTAAATTACTAATATTGTATTTTAGTTCTAACATCTCTAAAAAATTCAATTGGATAAAACATTGACAACCAAAACATAAATTGAATTTCGCATTAGCCGACCCATCTAGTCCAAACATCATTGTGTTTGGCTCTAGTATTTTATGCAATAACGACCTATTGTTTTTCAAAGAATGAACAATGCGTGTTATATTAGGTACATTTTCTTTATCATATTCGTGGTGCCATAATGGTATAACTGGTAGCGAAACGTTTTCAAACTTGATTTTTTTATGTATGAATAGGCTGTCGTGAATAATTACCGCTTTGGGAAACCATTTGTATTTCAAATAATAATAAAAAGGCAATAGTTCGCCACGTTTATGATGTTCCGATTGTATGATAGTAAGGTTTTTATAATCGAAATCCGCCTTAACAAAGTCGGGGTCGCTGTTGTCGTCAATAATAACAATTTGTCTTAAAGGATAAAGTCGTCTTATTAATTTAACGGCTTGGTTCCAATATTTGTTAGTTTGTTCTGAATTAACATGTCTTGTAATAATAAACCCATAATTCGCCATAATATTATTATAATAAATACATATAATAATATTTTATATTGCGCCAAAATATGTACGGTTTTAACATATGTGCGGTTTTAACATATGTACGGTTCTAATTAACATAGGTGGGCAACTCATCAATATTTATACAAATTTCATTTTTTAGAATGCGCTTATTTGGCACTAAATATTTATTAAATTCAGGACGTTCTAATTGCGCTTGCGGAGTATGTTTATGCACACATCTCGCAATCATTTTGTATAATTTAAACTCAGGATAACGTTCTGTTCCATTATTTTTATACAACACATTAATACCATTGTCGTCAATGCACCAATCGACTATTAATTTAATCAATGGAGAACATTTATTTTGCGGGCTCGATATGTTTTTTATCATATCAAAGTCATCCACTACATAATCAAAAATTGAGCAAGCCAATCTACATAAATCAAAACTAAAATTGGGTTCCAACCTGGGTTTATTATCATTGAAATACGGTTCACAATTATACTGTGATGCCGCATCGCCACCATTTTTAAAACTATCACTACAAAAAATCTTGCCATTGAATTTATATATCGCTCTTCCAAAGTCTATTAATTTATATATTCTACCAAAAGTAGGTACCTTATATGTTTGTTTCTTATAAGTATAAAATATGTAATTTTTACTTGTTGGTATATACATTATGTTGCAAGTATGAAGGTCATTATGTGTAAATGAAAAAAGTTTTTGATAAGTTATTAAAATCATTATAATTTGCATTAATGCGGAAAACCAATCTTCGTCAGATAATTCGCCATTATCAATTAAATAGTCAAATGTATTTTTGCAATTTTCCATACAAATAACTTGCACTGGAAATTTGGGGAATGTAAGCATAATGGTTTCATAAGTGGAATTATAAGTGGTGTCAGACATGTCTTCGTAATTGTCATCGTCATCCACTACGGGTTCATCTACTGCGTTTTCATCCACTACGTTTTCATCCACTGCGTTTTCATCTTCTAAATCACTATTTTCTAGATCATTCTCATTCGTATGTGATGTTCTAGACGAACAATCCGACCCACCTTTTAGTGTTTCCGCCTTTTGACTACCTAACTCGAATAAATCGGAGTTGCCCAATTCAACTAAATCGATATCCGCTTGTTTAATATCATCCAATGTTACTATGGATGACTTTGTGGGTGCATCATCAAAAATATTTTCAAACATATCATTATCAATGGATTGAATAGATAAATTGGATTTTAAACTAGAAATAGTTAGTGGTTGCAATGGTTTAGGTCTACCATCAACAATAATATGTGAATAGTCTTCAATATCAAACAATTTACCCTTATGCTTGTTAAAAAACTCGGAATGAACTAAATAATCTAGGTCATCAATCACGTTAATTGTATAGTTGTTTTTAATGGCTAAAAACGACCCATAATAATCAAGACCATGAATAAATTGGTGTTCGTTCAACAATTGACTGGATAAAAATGAAAAAAATCCATCTACATAAGAAGAATTGTTAGTATCTTCCATTTTAGGATGCACACGGACATCTTTGTTTATGGTCGGCAAATTAAATAGTTGCGAATTATTATAATTATAATTTCCAACTAAATACTTAAATGGGTCAAGAAGGGGTGCCATTTTAATAAATACTTGTTGCGTATTAGTCATATCTTCGTCGTCAGAGATATGTTTCGTTTTTCCTGTAAATACATTTGCATGTTTACTATCCTTAATATCGGACAATGCCCAAGAATGATTTAAATTAATAGAGTTCCAATTGGTCTGATTTAATGAAAAAAATCGGTTGTATATAGGTATATAATTCTGAACATTGGATATATCAATGTTCTTGTTAGTTTGAAATTTGTTAAACAGATTTGTATTTTTCCTTTTTTTGTAGTTTACAGATATAACCATTAGCTAATAATAATATAAATTAAAGTAATATTTAACTTATTATTTCAATATATTTCTAAACAATTCGTTCAAATAAAATATTATATATAATGTGTATATATACATATGAATTTAGAACTTAAACGTTTTGATATGAAAACAATCAGTTTTAAGCCCAATGAATCCAAAGGACCCGTTATAGTGTTAATAGGCAGACGTGACACGGGTAAATCCTTTTTAGTTAGAGACCTGCTCTATTATCATCAGGATATTCCCATTGGTACAGTTATTTCCGGAACAGAAGAAGGCAACGGTTTTTATGCTAAGATGGTTCCAAAATTGTTTATACATAATGAATATAATACCGCTATTATTGAGAACATTCTAAAGCGTCAAAGAGGTGTGTTAAAGCAAATCAAACATGAAACCGAAAGTTTCAAACGAAGCACCATTGACCCACGAACATTCGTTATTTTGGATGATTGTTTGTATGACAACACTTGGGCACGTGATAAGATGATGCGATTGTTGTTTATGAACGGTAGACACTGGAAGGTGATGTTACTCATCACAATGCAATATCCTTTAGGCATACCACCTACGCTCAGAACTAACATTGATTACGTCTTTATTTTAAGAGAACCATATATCGCAAATAGAAAACGCATTTATGAAAATTATGCTGGCATGTTTCCCACATTCGAATCCTTTTGTCAAGTGATGGACCAGTGCACAGAGAATTATGAATGCTTAGTCATAAATAACAACTCCAAGTCCAATAAATTACAAGACCAAGTCTTTTGGTATAAGGCTGACACGCATAATGACTTCAGGTTGGGTTCAAAAGAATTCTGGGAATTGTCTAAACAAATCAACGACGATGACGACGATGGTGACCAATATGACCCACAAAACGTGAAGAAACGTGGTCAGGGACCAAAAATAGCCGTTAAAAAGAGTAAATGGTAGGTGTAATGTTCCTTTTTTATATAAAAACAATATGCTTTTATATATATAAGCAAAAAATCAACTTAAAGAGAATAATATATAGTATATTACAAACTGATAGCACAGTTAAACATCGTTGACCTTATCGAAAATAACCCTATCTCAAGGTTATCTAGCACATATAATAGCAAATTGTTAAATAAAATTAAAGATACCTTTACAGAATTTGAACAGCAAATGTTTGTAAGTAGTTTTTATTGCTACTTAAACTACGATAAAACACTGGATTTTGTAATTGATTTTGACGATGTATGGAAATGGCTGGATTTTTCAACAAAACAAAAAGGATTACGAATTATTCAAAAATATTTTGAATTAAATACCGATTATATAAACTTGGTCAACCAATTGGTTGACCATAATGTTAAACAACACGGTGGACATAATAAAGACAGATATATGTTAAACATCAATGCTTTTAAAAAATTTTGCATAAAGGCACAAACAAAAAAAGCGTCCGACATTCATGATTATTATATAAAAATGGAAGAAATATTACAAGAAACCGTCGAAGAAGAAAGTAACGAATTACGTCTTCAATTAGAACAAAAGGAAAATATGATTACCGACATAATTCAAACTAATGAGATGGAAAAGTTATTGTTGACTAAAGACAAACAGAAAGCAATCGAAGAAACATTAATTAAACAATTTCCATTAAATACCGAATGTATTTATATAGGCACAATTGAAAATACAAATGAAGCAAATGAAAGTTTAATTAAATTCGGACATACTAACAACTTACAAGTAAGGCTTCATGACCATCACAAAAAATACGATAATTTTGTACTCGTAGACGCATTTAAGGTGCTAAACAAAGTGGAAATTGAAAATTTAATTAAAACACATCCCAAAATAAAGAAACAAATAAGAACCGTATCCATTAATGGTAAAAACAAAACAGAAATAATTGCCTATAATACAACCAATTTTACAATTAACACGTTGACAAAATACATTAAAGAAATCATACAATCTAAAACATATGGTATTGATAATTTCAATAAATTGCTTGCGCAAAATGATGCACTAACATCCGAACTATCGGAACTCAAATATCAACTGGAGCAACAAAAGACATTGATTGATGAACAAACTTTGGAAATACATAATTTAAAAGAAACATTGAAAACACAAACAGATAAATTAAATGCATTTAACGCAGATAATCAATCAGTGTATCAAAATAGTCTACTGCCTGAAGATGAACTAACAGGTAAATTTAATAAATTCATAGCTACGTCATGTATAGTACGAAATGATGTGGAAGAAAGTTCAACAAATATGGAAGGCGCTTATCGTATTTGGAGCAAAGTTAAACCAAAAAAGGAAACATTTCAGGCATTAAAAAATTATTTAGATACACGATTTAAACACGCACGTATTACAAAACAAGATAAAGACCAAGTAGTTTATGGATATATTGGCGTAAAATTAATACCTGTAAAATATGCCAAAAAATATGTAGGTAATGATGTTGAAACGTTTTTATTCCAAGTATGTAACTTTGCACCAAATGGGAAGATATTAAATTCAGTATTGTTAAGTGAATATCAGCGTTGGAAAAAAAGTTTAGATAAAAATTGTTCAGATAATGATATGGCTGACCTTAAAAAGTATTTGAATGAGTGCGAATATGTGTTAAAAGCAACAGTGTGGACAGACCAAGGTTCTAACGAAGGCTATTATGGTATTTCTCTAAAACAAGAC